ACTATTAGGCGTAGCAACAGTCATTGAAAGACTGGCAAGGGCTTTTTTGGACGATGGAAAACTCACATTGGCAGAGATCAATGATGCGTTTAAGACGGTAGACAAAAAGGCTAATTAGTCATTATTGGCGGTAGTTGACAGCCCTCTCTGGGCAATGGTATACTTGAGTATCACCTATCTGGAGAGGGCTTTACCATGACCTGTATTGCTGTAGTAAAACATGAAGATAAAATCTACATGGCTGGAGACCGTGGGGCATCAGATGATGGAACCATCTTAGCACTTACTGCTCCAAAGGTTTGGAAGATTGGTCCATATCTAATTGGATATGCTGGATCAATGGACGGAGAAAGAATCCGTTATAACTTTAAACCAACACCACCCAACATTAAAGACACAGACAAGTTTATGCAGACAAAATTTATTAAAGAACTCAAAGAATTTTATAATGAGTTCTGGGTTGACACATCTAAAGATGGAGACCTGGGTTTGATTATTGCAGTCCGTGGAGAAATCTATGAACATAGTTCTGGAGATATGTCTTTATCTAAATACATGCTTCCTTATCTTGCTATGGGTTCTGGTGCAGAATATGCCTATGGTGTTTTGTATGCAACAGATAAACAGAAAAATGCAAGGAACAGAGTAATGCAGGCAGTAAATGCTGCTATTAAATTTAACCCATCCTGTATGGGTCCAGTTGACATCGTAAGCCTTTAAAGGTATACTTAATACATGAGCGAAGAATTTGACGAGATCCTAAGAGATATCCAAAATATAGAATCAGATTTTGACGAGTTTGAAATCTGGCTTGAAAACGGTATTGAACGAGGATGGGTAACAGAACCATTCTGCAATACACACGAAGGTGATCCATATATGGATGAAGAAGAGCAAAAAGAATGGGAAGAGGGCGGAGACCCTTGCCAAGTAGTTTTAAAAATCAAACAATAACAACAACAAAGAGAGAGACAAAAATGAAAAAAACACTACTAGCACTACTATCAGCAGTACTATTAATTACAGTAGTACAGCCAGCACAGGCAGAAGATCAAAAGGTTCTAGCCATTATTGATACTGCTATTGATTCAAGAAAGTTCCCTCAGATCATTCATGAGGTATGCTTTAATACATACAAAAATTCCTGTCCAAACAAGACAAATTTTATGGAAGGAAAGGGAGCAGCAGCAATAGCAACTCCCCCAGCAGACTCAAACAATATGTCTGCATATCACGGTGATGCTATGGTAAAGGCTGCCTTGGCAATTAATCCAAACCTTAAGATTGTATTTATTAGATATGCTGAAGAGTACACTGCCAACAAGAGGGTTGTGTACACAAACTGGGCTGACAGTTTACGCAAATCAATCGACTGGGTATCAAAGAACTCAGAAAAATATAGTATTGATGCCTTATCAATTAGTCAATCTAGTATAAATATTCCAACTTGGTGCACAACAGACAATGTCACAATCAATGCGGTTTCATTGCTTAACTCTAAGAATGTTCCAGTATTTGCTGCGACAGGTAACGATACAAATAAAACTTCTGTTGGATTCCCAGCGTGTGTTGCTGGAGTAGTTGGTGTTGGATCACTAACTGAACAAGTTGATGCTGGTGTTAGAATTGGAGAGACACAAACTAATAGAGGTCCAGGACTTGACCTGTTAGCAGTTGGAGGACTCTCTATTACTAAGGTAAATGGAGCACAGTTTAACCTTGGTGGAACATCAGGAGCAGCAGCAATCTCTGCATCTGCGTATACTAAAAACAATACTTATAAAACTTTTGTAGAATATTTAAATTCTCTTACAAAAGAATCAGTTAAGTTTGTTGACTACTTTACTATGGTAGGTAAGCAAAAAGTTCCTACATTTGAAGCAGTAAGAGTAGTTGCTGTTAGTTCTAAGTAATAATATTTAAAGTCCTAGGCATGACTAAAACTGCCCACTTTGCCCTATAACTCAGTTGGTAGAGTGCCGAACTGTTAATTCGGATGTCCCTGGATCGAGGCCAGGTGGGGCAGCGTAACACTATTGAAAGGAAACGATATGCAATTTCAACCTACAAGTAGGCAAGAAGAATTTGTCATAGACCTGTTAGATCAAAAAACTGGTGGGTACTATGTAGAACTAGGAGCGTTCCACTCTAAGAATGGAAGCAACACCTACAGGCTAGAGACAGAGTTTGATTGGAACGGAGTATCGTTTGAGATTGTTCCAGAACTACACAAAGAGATTACCGAAAATAGAAAGAACCCTTGCATCTTGGGCGATGCTACTCAGTTTAATTACATTAAATATTTTGAAGAAAATAACTTTCCTAATCAAATAGACTATCTACAAGTTGACATTGACTCTGGATATAAACTTAACGGAAGACCTGATGGCAATGCCTATCTATCCTTACACGGATTAATTGCTGTGCCACTAAATAAATATAGATTTTCAGTAATAACATTTGAGCACGACGCAAATATGTACTGGAGAAATATTGCAATGAGAGATGTTCAACGAGAGATTCTTGACTCTTTGGGGTATTCTTTAGTTGCAAGAGAATACCATGAGGACTGGTGGGTAGATCCAAGTGTTATTGACTTAGAAAAATATAGAAAGCACTTTAGGTGGGAATCCCTATAAGGGCAACTCGTGATATAATAATATAAAGATACCTATAAGGAGGTAATCATGTCAGCAAAAGGAAGTTTAGAGGCAATCATTGAGGTTGCAAAGAAAGAAGTGGGCACAATTGAAGGCCCTAAAGATAATGAAACAAAGTATGGTGCATGGATTAAGGTTAACTTCCAACCATGGTGCCAGTCGTTTGTTTCTTGGTGTGCTTTTACTGCGGGAGTAAAGTCTTTCCCTAAGTCTGCATCAACAGTAGCAGCATCAGATCAGTTTAAAAAAGAAGGTCGTTGGGCAGATGCTCGCAATGATGACCCACAAGCAGGAGACTGGATTTATTTTGATTTCCCAGATGATGGTGTAAATCGTATTTCACACGTTGGCCTTTGCATTAAGAATAATGGCGATGGAACAATCCAGGTTATTGAGGGAAACACTTCAGGAACTGCAAAGGGAGACCAGCGCAATGGAGGAATGTGCGTAGAAAAAACTCGTGCATATGTAAAGAACAATAAGAAGAAGTTAGTTAACGCTGTTGTTGGTTGGGGTCGTCCAGTATACACTGGTGAAGAAAATGCTCCACTACTAAACAAGATCGTTGCATCTGCAACTACCGCAGCACCAGTTAAGAAGGCAGCACCAAAGGAAATTAAGCCTGCTGCTAAGAAGTCTTCTGGTGGCGGAGGAAAGGCTCAGGTAGCCCTATAATGGATTCCAAAAAAAGATCACTACTAAAAACAATCAGTTGGCCATTTGTACATTTTACTTTTGTTGCTGGAATTTTATTTGCAGCAAGCCATATAATTTATGGTGAGGCTGAATGGGAGTATGTTGGACTATATGCACTTTCATACATGGCGTTAGAAATGACATTCTATTACCTACATGAGAGAGTCTGGGCAAAGTTTGGACACAAGGTAAAATAATGCGTATTAAGATAATTAAGTTTGTCGTCAAATCACTTGGGTATGAGTGGTCTGGCGATGAATTAAAACTACCTGTCTGGTATGTTAAGGAAAAGAAAAAGAAGTAATATGCCTGTTTATGAATATACCTGTACTGGAAAATGCGAAGGTACAATAATCAAACAGCGTTCAATTAAAGACAACGATCCAGGGTATGATTGTGAAACTTGCAATCTACCACTGGAACGTGTATACTCTAATGTAGGAGTTGTTTTTAACGGCTCTGGCTATTATTCCACAGACAACAGAAAGCGGTAGTATAATGTTTACAATGATTAAAGATGAAGTAAAGCAAGATTGGCTGCTATCACCTTTAGATCGGTGTGATAGATGTAGTGCTGAGGCCTTAGTTAAGGTCACAGGGATAAGTGGAGACCTGCTGTTTTGTGGTCACCACTACAACAAAATAATGGCAATCCCAGACGGGTACAACAGCATGATGTCCTTTATGATTAGCATTGTTGATGAAAGAGATAAGTTAAAGCAAGACCGACTAAAGGACTAAAAATGATTATTCAGATTATTGGTCTTCCAGGTTCTGGCAAAACAGAACTAGCGAAGGCACTAAAAGAACGAATTAACGCTATTCATCTTAATGCTGATGAGGTTCGTGCAACAGTAAATTCAGACTTAGGTTTTAGTCCTGAAGATAGAATTGAACAGGCAAGGCGTATGGGTGACATGGCAAGGCTTATTGCTAAGCAAGGAGTTGCTCCAGTAGTAGTTGATTTTGTATGTCCAACTGATCTAACCCGTGCAGCATTTGGTAAGCCAGATATTTTAATTTGGGTAGACAGAATTGAGTTTGGAAGATTTGAAGATACAAATAAGATGTGGGAAGATCCAGAGTCATGCGATGTCAGAATCCCCTGTGGGATGACCGTAGAAGAAGAGGCTGACCTTATCATTGCCGCTTGCCAGTTACACGACTGGACAGCCCCTACAACTCTTATGCTGGGTAGGTACCAGCCCTGGCACGAGGGCCACCACGCCCTTTACAGGGAGGCTGGCAAGAGAACTGACCAAGTACTTCTTGGAGTCCGTAATACCTATAATACAAGCGAAAAGGATCCTCTCAAGTTTGATCAGGTAAAAGAATATATTGCCAAGGACGAATTTATGGACGGCGCATTAGTACTAAGACTACCCAACATTACCAACATTGTTTATGGTCGTGATGTGGGATACAAGATTGAACAAGTAGATTTGGGGGCAGACATTCATGCTATATCGGCTACGCAAAAACGTAAAGAGATGGGTATCTAAAGTCTGGACTTTAATTACTAAGCCTAACAATATGGAGTGGCCATCATGAATGTATCCAAACAAAGATCAGCACTAAAGGCTATCACATGGCGTATAATTGGAACAGCAGATACATTTGTTATATCTTGGGTAATAACCAAAGAGCCAGTTACAGCAGGTGCAATTGCAAGTTTCGAGGTAGTTACAAAGACAATCCTTTATTACTTCCATGAGCGTGGGTGGAACTATATACAATGGGGAAGAAAGTAATGACAAAGAATATAGTTGTTGTTGGTGGAGGAACTGCTGGATGGCTTACCGCACTGATGGCTAAAAAGTCATACCCAAAACTAAACATAGTCTTAATTGAATCAGAAGACATAGGGATATTGGGTGCTGGAGAAGGATCTGTGCCAACATTTATTCAGTTTTTTAGACATTTAGAAATTACTATTCCAGACTTAGTTAAAAATTGTGATGCAACAATAAAAAATGGAATAAAGTTTACTAACTGGAATAATGATAATGATTATTACTATCATGGCTTTCCTCCAACAGAGCAAGAACTAGGGCCACAAGCAGTTTCTACTAGGTTTTTATCAGCAAGCCCTCTTCAAGCAGCAAGCCTACATTTAAACAGTAGTTTAAAAGAAATTGATTTTTCAGAAAAAATTTCAGATCAAAACAAAGTTGCTTTTATATTTAAAAAAGCCTTGGGTGGTAACCCAATAAAAGATTATGAAAATATTGGAGCATTCTCAATACATTTTAATGCTACAAAACTTGCAAATAGACTAAAAGAAATAGGTATTGAACGTGGAATCAAAGTAATAGATGGCATTGTAGAAGAAGTATCTTTAGATAAAGAAAAATACATTAAAAGTTTAATACTGGAAAGCAAAGAAGAGATTCTGTGTGATTTTGTTTTTGACTGTAGCGGTTTTCATAGATTAATTATTGGTAAAGTCTTTAATTCAAAATGGAAAAGTTATAGTGATCTATTGCCATGTGACTCTGCTGTACCATTTTTTACTGAAATGACAGAAGAGATACCACCTTATACAGAGGCTATTGCAATGAAGTATGGATGGATGTGGAAGATTCCATTACAAAATAGGTTTGGATGTGGATATGTTTATGATTCATCTTTAATATCAGAAAAAGAAGCAACAAAAGAGATAGAAGAGTTCTTAGGATATGAGCCATTCTACCCAAGAAAAGATAAGGGTGGCTTTAAGTTTAGTGCTGGATCATATGAAGAGACATGGATAAATAACTGTGTTGCCATAGGTCTTGCAGGAAACTTTGTAGAACCATTGGAGGCAACATCTATCTGGGTAAGTATGGTTGGACTTATTCATATTTTTGGAAATACAAACTGGATAACAAACAATTCAGTTTCGGTTAGGGATGAATTTAATAAAAAAATTGTTTCTATGAATAATGATATTGTTGAATTTTTGTATTTTCATTATTTGTCAATGAGAAAAGATACTGAGTTCTGGCAAAAATTCTCATATGAAAATGCTCCAGAAAAATTAAAAGAAAAAATAAATTTATGGCAAAACAGGATGCCAGATAACCAAGATACTGGAGATTATTGGGATGTTAATAGTTGGATTTTAATTGGATCTGCACAGGAAACAATTAATAAAACTTTTGGAACTACTTATGTTCAAAACTCAGAAGAATATGAGGCAGGTCTTAATGCCTACGAGAACTTTGTTAACTATCAAAAAGATCAAAGTTATAGATGTATGGATCATAATAAATTTTTGGAGTATTTAAAATGAAATTTAGAACAGAGTGGATTAATGCCCTAAAGACAATGAGACATAAAAAATATTGGGATAGACCTAATACTGTTGAATTTTTTGCTTTCATGACAAAGATATCTATTATATTTCCAGGCTTATTGTTTGGTAAGCAATGGTGGTGGCTATACATATTTGCCCTAGTATCAAGCCTTGCATTGATCTGGTCATCAACAGTTAAGACTTTGCCTACAATTATTTGGTTTAACATCCTGTGGACAATCCTTGCTACAAGTGCTATAATTAAGTACTGGGTTTAAGGGGACAATTAATGTCATTAAAGCAATTGTATTTTCTTCACATACCAAAGACTGCTGGAAGTTTTGTTTCAGAAAACATAAAAAAAAGTATTAGCAATGATCTATTGTGCTATACAAGTACCATTTTCCCAAACAATAATGAATTCTTAAAATCAAAGATTTATATATCAGCCCACGCAGGTACTTACCCAATAGAACTATTGGAAGATGTTTCTGTAGCAACTTTGATTAGAGATCCCCTGTCAGCAAGAGCGAGTTATTTTAATTTTATATACCCAAGATATCTATATAACAGAAACGAATACAAAGATCTACCTAGCAATAGAGAAAGATTTTTATATTATTTGTTTGAAGATAAGAACTTTTTAATTCATAACAACTATCAAAGCAGGTTTATTTGTAATCCTTCAGACCCAAGATCTTGGGATCCAGAGTCCTTTTATACAAAGCATAAATCAGAGATGATGAGTCATTTTTATGAAGGCAAAGGGTTTGATTGGTTTGTTAAAAATGAAAATACCTCTATTGATAATGCAATTCACAACATAAATAGTTTTGAGATAGTGAATACTGTTGAAAACATGGAGGCCTTTTGTGGTAAAATTAAGAACTGGTTTATGCTAAACCACAGTATTGACATTAATTTTGATTTTAATACTAAGATTAATGTTGGACCGTCTAAGTTAAATGAAGAACCTGTTTCTTCTGGATACTTCGTAAATCTATTAACTCAAGATGAAAAAGATAGAGTGTTAGAGTTAAATAATATAGACCTACAGGTTTATAATTTTGTAAAAAACAAGGAGGCTACAAATGTATGAATACTATGTAAGAAAAGTAGAGAACGTAGTAGATGGAGATACTATCGACGTTCTAATTGATTTAGGGTTTGATATTTTGTTTCAATCCCGTGTGAGACTGGCTGGTATTGATACCCCTGAGTCTCGTACAAAGGATCTTGCTGAAAAGGCTCTTGGTCTTGAGTCTAAGGAATACCTAAAGAAGCATCTTAAGGATGCTAAGTCTGTTGTAATTAAGACTGAAAAGATGGACTCATCTGAAAAGTATGGTCGTATTCTTGGTTGGGTCTATGTAAATGGAGATACAGAATCTCTCAATGATAAGATGATTAATGATGGCTATGCCTGGGGATATATGGGAGACACAAAGGTCAAAGATTTTGATGCTTTGAAGAAGGCCAGATCAAAGTCAGGTAAGTAATGGACATCAAGAAGCAAGAACTCTTGAATCATCTATTAAACCAGGGAGCAATTCAGATGGCTGATATTGACTATGAAGGCAATGTTCTTTATAGCATTACTGATAAGTTGCAGCAGGTCCATCCAGATTTATATGCAGAACTTAAAGAGCAGTATGAGGACCACATGTTTAAACTAATTAAGAAGGGTCCTTCTACAATGAATTGGAGAATCAATGTCTGAAGCAGGGGATAGAATTGAAGAGTTGATCTTAAGCGGAGCACTTGAGGTTTCTGGTGTAGATATTGACACTGGAGAAATGCTTTACAACTTTACAGACAAACTTAAAGACATTAGTCCTGAACTATTTAAAGATATGTCTGACTATATTTCTACAGAAACTATGTCTTTATGGGCTGAGGGTTTCTTAGATATAGATGTGACTGAAACAAATCCAATGGTTAGGCTTACTCCAAAGGCTTTTGACGATGCTGAGATCAGAAAACTCAGCAAGGAAAAGCAGTACACCCTAAAAGAGATTATAAGGATAATTAGTCTACAGATGTAGTATAATTACCTTGGAGAAACTATGGAATACTTTTTGGGTTCAGTAATAACAATGGTTGCGATGTTCGTTGCGACCAAGTTGATATCTTCAGAAAAAAATGTCATAAAAGAAAACCCTTTCAGATATAGCCAAAGCCATATCCATGAGATTATTTCTCCTTTAGTGCCAAATCTAAGAGAATATAAAAAAATTATTCCACGCCAATCAAGGAACCAAGAAGAAAAGACAAATATTAAGGTTGTTATTTTTGATAACAAAGCCTATTTTGTTAGAGATGCAAAATTCTATTGTGCAGAAATGCACGGTACAGAGATAGACGGAGCCAATGCAACCCTAGTTGACACGATGGGTATGGATAAGGTACAATTAGATAAGATGCTGTTTATAATGGATCAACTTAGAGACGGGAAGAAAAATGATAGTGGGGATTCAAGGGACCAGTAGTTTTGATGACTACAAGGTTTTTCTTAGAGCCATGGCTGTTACGATGTCTTCTTTAAAGGAAGATGATCCGTACTTCTATCTCTATTCTGCAGGACCAGCCAACATTAACTTAATGGCTATGGAGTTTTCTAACCTGTCAGAACGAGGGCTAAAGGCTCGTGGTAAAAGTATTAAGTATAAGGCTGTTCCACCATCGTGGATTACAGAAAATATTTCAGATATAAACTACTTTGCTTTTTTAAGTAAGGAAAGAGAACAGGTGTCAAAACTTGTTGACGATGCAAAAACAAATAATGTCGAATACGGCATTTTTAGGTACTAGGAGATCATAATGCAAATTAAATCATTAGAGAAAATGGAAGCAATTGTTAATAACAACAAGGCTTTGATGTGGGATGGGTGGACAGTAGTTAATTCTTATCCTTCTGAGAAGGGTAGAACAGCCCCACAAGGGGCCTTCAAGGATGGCAAGTGGCACATGCAGCGTCGTTTTGTACCTTCTAAGAATGGATGGGATATACCAGACAAGTTTGTGAGTTAATATGCCAAAGCATGAATGGAAAGATGATGCTTTGTGTTTAGATTACGACACAAATATATTCTTTGAAAAGTATGAAGATGATGAACTTCTAAGACCAGCAGTAGACAAACTTTGTTCTATGTGCCCAGTGTCTAAGATGTGTTTTGCCGTTGGTGTTTCTCAAAAAGAGTGGGGAATCTGGGGTGGAGTCTACCTTGAAAGTGGACAGATATCTAAAGAGTTCTCCAAGCATAAGTCTAAGATAGACTGGGCAAACACTTGGCAAAGATTAACAACGGAGCAATAATATGGAACAATGGATGAACAACTATGCATCATATGTGCTTGCAGGCAGTGGTGTTGCAGCAATATATTTTATTGGAAGAAAGCGCATATGGGGATGGATCTGGGCTACTCTTAATGAAGCAATGTGGATATATTATGCAATAAGCACTAAGCAGTATGGTTTTATATTTGCTGCAATAGCCTATTCAATTGTTTATATTAAATCATATTTGCACTGGAAGAGAGAAGATTAATGTACACAGACTCAATGAGAAGAGCATTTAGATCATTAAGAGGACCAAAGGGTTTTCAACTACAAATAGTTGACCACGATCATTTCTTAACAGTAAAGGCAAGTGAAAAAGAGTTCATGAGCCTGTCTGGTGAAGAAAGAAAAGAGGCCGTGGAGTATATGATTCGTGCAAAGAAAGCACTAGAAGAGAATGGGGCAATCGTAATGCTGGTAAGAGAAGGTGGCAAAGAAGAATGATTGATTTAATTGCATTCTCAATAGTAATTATTTTATTCTTTATGTTAATAGTTAAGTATGTTAGGGTTAGTATAAAGTTATCTCAAACTACGATAGAACTAATTAAGGCACACATAGACAAAACCCTTATATCTGAAAAACTTGCTGAGTTGGCAGATCAGCCAAGGGGACCTTCAGATCCATCTGCAGAAGCATTCTTGAAGTTTGTTTCAGATTCTAGAGACTGGGCCTACCAGTACATTGATGAAGTCCAGCAGTCATTAGATAAGTTTATTTCTGATGTTGAGCCAGAAATACTGTACTTTGATACCTATGGAGACCTTATGGCTGCAGAGCCAAACTACAATTCTATGAAGAAAATATCAGCCTCAGTCAAAGAATTAAAGAACTTGCTGCCAGAAGACTATGGTAAAATAGATAAATGATAACCTTCAAATCATACGAAGATCTGGCATATGAGGCTTTTTATTCATGCCATGTATTAGAGTGTGAGGTTGAAGCAGAGAAACTGTATGCCACAGAAACTCAAATCAGAGATGTCTGTATAGATCATTATACAGAACTAACAAAGTAATATCCTAGGAGGAATGAAATGAATAAACAAATCAAAAACGCACTAGCGTCATACGGAAGATCAGTACTTGGAGCAGCAACAGCAATGTATGCCTCTGGTGTAACAGATCCAAAGACACTAGCATACTCACTACTTGGAGCACTAATCCCCGTAGCATTGAGAGCAGCCAATCCTAACGATCCTGCATTTGGCAAGATGCCATCTGTAGAAGAGGTAGACAGAGCAGTTAAGACTGCTAAGGTTGTTAAGAAGACCGCAAAGAAGGCTCCTGCAAAGAAGTCATCTGGCGGAGGAAAAACTCAGCAAGTAAAGTAATCTTACTATAGACTGGCAGGCTTGTTATTTGACAGGCCTGCTTTTCTATGCTATAATATTTATACCTGCCCAATAGGGGGGTAAATTAACTTATTCGCTTGAAAGGGGAATAACATGGTAATAACACATCCTAGGGATCTATTCAATGATCCTTTTTTTATTGGCTTTAACAGAGAGTTAAATCGCCTAAATACAGCACATAAAACAAACTCACAGTCATACCCTCCGTATGATCTAATCAAACTAGATGAAGATACATACAAGATTTCACTGGCTGTCGCTGGTTTTTCAAAAGACGATATTGATGTT